TGTATATTGAAGCCATCTTTAAAGATAGCGGTTATCGATATCAGATTGAGCCAAGCGTAAGAGTGAATTCTATTCGTAAGGAGAACTTCGGAAATGCCAAGCGCTTAGAAATGTTAAAAGACATTGTAAAAGCTGCTGGGCTCGAGTTTTCAGTTTCCGGGAAAGTTGTCTTAATTACTAAAAAAATCGGTGCGGATCTTTCGACGGTCGTCCGAAAAAATTTCAATATGAATGAATTAGTGATTGAAAAGAATATCAACAAATTCATTACATATAAACGCGGGCTAGGTGCGTGGAAGGATGAAGAAGACCATAGCAAGGGACGATATACGTCTGAATATGAAAGTCCATTAGCTCGTATCTATGGACGTATTGAAGGCGAACCAGTAACGGATGAACGTTATAAAGATACCGGTAAGTTGTTAGAACGCTTAAAATTTGAAGTGGATAACTCATATTCGATATCAGTCCAGCTTGATATGGAAGATTTAACCCGAGCCGGCTATCAATACACGCAACCACGGGCGGGCGATTATATCATGGCTATTAACGAAATGATAGGATTCCGTGAAAAAATTCGGATTGTTTCGTTTGAAAGTTCTTATGACGTTACGGGGCGCTTGATTAACCATAAAGTCACTTGTAACGATATCGGAAGCGTTCAAAAACAAATAAGCTCTGAAGGCTCAATCATTCGCAGCGTGGGGCAAAGTAAAGAATACGCAGAAAGCGCTCTGGCGGTGGCTACAAGGGCTCTTGTAAGCGCGGATGGTAAGAATACGGTCTATTATGGTGCAACTAAACCAAAAGACGAGCCCATCGGAACAATAAGGCGTGGTGATATTCTTTACTTGACGGCTGGCGAAGATACAGAAATGTATATCTGGAACGGGGCGGAGTGGGAGCTTAAAAAATTAAAACTTGATACAACGGAACTTGAAAAAGAATTCGATAAAGTCAAGAAAGCAGCAGAACGAGCAAGCGCAGAAAGCAAAGCAACAGCAGAAGAAGCCTTAAAAAAGGCTGGAGCTAGTGAAGACTTAGCTAAAGAAGCTAAAATAATCGCAAACAACAGTTTTAATGAACTAAACGCTGTTAAAGAGATAGCGACAGATAACGTTGTACGTTTAGCTGATTACAAGCAAGACACAAACGGACGAATTACAACACTTGCAAGTCAAGTAGCTGGTAAGGTCAATGAAGCAGACTTCCAACGGGTCAAAGAAACGGCTCAACTTTATGAGCGCATTTTAGGAAGTTCAGAGAGTGATATTTCTAGGAATGCTTCACGTTTAGTTATGAGCGATCAAGTATTTCAGACGGAAGTTGGAAAGTACGTCACAGATGATAACAATTTGATTGTTAATTCTATGACAATGAATAAGCACACGCTTATTGGGAATAGCAATCCTAAAGCTGATATTTCTGTAAACGATGGCGTATTTACAATCAAAGCACAGGGTCTTACTGGTTATAATTGGTCAGGATTTAGTCTTCCTATTTATGTCAAGAAAGTATATAAAGATGAAACCTATACGCTCGGATTTAAGTATCGTATCAGAGAATATCCAGATGTGTCTTTTGCTTTTAACGTTAAAAATCACGGTTTGAATAAAACTCTTACATGGGCTAATATTGGTGAGAATAGGCCACCGCTAAACGAATGGCAAGAGTTCCAAAAAACTTTTACCATGCAAGAAGATTTTGCTTTTGGCGAGGACGCAAACTATCCATTTTATATTTACCTTGCTAAAAATGGCTGGATTGAGTTCAAAGAACCTATTTTAGTTAGAGGTAGTAGGACAGGAACTTACAAGCCTAGCCAATTTGATGATGCTTACAAACAGACGAAAGAAGCTAAAGAACTAGCAGAAAGCGCTCAAACACAAGCTATCCAAGTGGCAGAAAAAGCAGAAGAAGCTAAAAGGACTGCGGAAGCAACACGGACACAAGTCACACAGCTTGCGGGTTCGTGGTCTGTTAAAAATCTGAATAGTGCTGGGGACGTGCTAGGTGCTATCAACCTAAACCCTGACGGCTCGGTTAAAATCAATGAGGGTCTAATCTCAATCGGAGAAAAAACTTATATCAAGGACGGCGTTATTAAGAAGTCTATGATTGGTAACGCCCAAATTGGTACGGCTCATATTGGAGAGATTGACGCAAGCCAAGCTAGAATTATTAATATTTCATCTAAGAACATTGTCACAGACGGATTGACAGCAAATGTTATCAGAGGTGGTAATTTGTCATCTCTGAACGGAGCAACTAATTTTGATTTGCAGAGTGGCTGGCTAAAAATGAACGGAGAAGGTGTAGGCATTTTTAATCAATTTGATAGCAGGCCTATACAATATCTCGTATTTCATAAAGGGGCTATCAATAACAAATTAGGTTCTTATACTGCTCTAATGTCTAACTCTCATGGTTGGGTAAATATGGATGATGGTTCTGCCGGTATCCAAATCTGGAATACCAACGACAATACAACGGCTATTAATTTGTATGGAGATGAAATAGCAATGATGTATAATGCTACTGACCAGAGAGGAATAATATTTGATAATGTCAAAAATGAAATTAAAAATGTTGAAACAATGAAAGTTGGAACAATAGGGGCAAGTCATGAAATATGGATAAAAGGCAAATCTCTAGCAAAAGTATTTGATTTAATTAATCAGAATTTTATTGGCATTGAAAACTGGTTTAAACGAAACAAACTCGGTTCTCCGGGACGATACGACGTAAGAATTTAGAAAGGTAAAAAATGAACACAGCAGACAAAGTTATTAATGACTTAGCAATTCAACTCGCCAATAAGACAATTGAATGCGCCAATTACAAGGTTCTTTATGGAGAAGTACAAGAGCAATTACAACAATTACAAGCGCAAAAAGAAGAACAAACAGAAACAGAAAAAGAGGAACAATAATATATGACATTCACAGTAGTTAACAAATTTTTACAAGGCAATAACCGTACTTTCGTAGCAATTCGCCAAGAAGAACCATACACAGCTTTTGACCGTGTTTTGATTGGCGACAGAACAAACGAGACAAATGACGACTTAATCAAGGCAGTATTGGCTCAAGTTACTATCGAGTTCAATCCAGCCGATAGCGTGAAACAGTTGCAAGAAGATTTAATCACACAAGAACAGACCTACAATCAAAAACTAGCAGAAAAAGAAGCGCAGATTGCAGAAGTTAAAGCCATTGCTAACTGGTCTGTATTGGCTCGTGTTACTGATACGGATAACCCGCTTGACCCTACACTTTACAAAAAAGGTCTTGAATTGGTTGATTTAGGACAGACTGGCAAGACTTACCAAGCACAAGAAATTTTCACACTTGAAAATCCTAATCATGTTGAACAATTCCAAGAAGGAAAACGTGTTATGGTTCAAGTCAACGAGCCGTTCACTTATCAAGGGCAGACGCTTGAAGAACTGGCAGAACTTGAGAAAAACGGTAAGCTCGGACTTTGGAAGTGGGAAGCACCAAAAGAACCAAAGAAAGAAGAACCATCTAGTGAGTTAGAAACTCAGCCTATTCAATAGGAGGTGTTTATGCAAGACTTAGCATTTCACGAGCTAATAGAGCACCTCAAAAACCTATCTTACAGTCCATATATTCATTTCTTTTTTTGGTTAATGGTACTGGATATTGTGACAGGTTACACCAAGGCATTTAAGACTAAGCGTTTTGATAGCAAAATTGGAACAATGGGATTGATTCGACACTTCATCGTTTTTGCAGTCATCCTACTTGTTGCCATGTATGCCCGTTCGCTTGGTTTCCGTAGCTTTGGGATTGCTTGGACAATGTTTTTCTCATTCAATTATCTATTTTCAGTGATTGAAAATTGGGAAATTATCGGTCTTGCTTTTCCTGAAATTTTGAAGCCTTACATTAACCAGCTAAAGAAAGACAACGCTCGTAAAATCGGGCAATTACTAGTGAATATAGACCAAAAAGACAAAGTAGAAGTAGAACTTGAAGTAAAGGAGAAACAAGATGAATAAAATTAACTGGAAATTACGCTTACAAAACAAAGTGACTTTAATCGCTCTTTTAGGAGCAATCTTCCTTATGGCTCAACAATTCGGGTTTGAAATCCCACAGAATTATCAAGACGGAGTGAATACATTCGTTTATATCCTTGTTTTGCTCGGAGTGGTTACTGACCCGACAACTGCTGGATTGACTGACAGCGAACGAGCGCTTGAATATTACGAGCCTAAAAAAGACTAGATAGGGAAGCCGTAAGGCTTCCTTTTAATTTCTCTCTGAAAGGGGGCAACCTTTGAAGAAAATTATTAAACGGCAAGCGGGCGTTTGTGTTGACGTTCGGGACGGTCTGAATAAAGTTAAAGAAGAATTTTATAGTCATGACAAGAACAATGCTTATATTGAATTAAAGCTAAACGGTCTTAACGTTGAGAAAGTTATCGTTTTATTCAAATTTAAAACAACTAATCGGCTTTTGGAAGTTGCGGGAACAGTCGAAGATAATCTTGTTTCTATTCCATTTGATACTAGCTTAATCACGACAGATGAAATCGTTGACGGGTTCGTTTATGCTGAAAAAGTCGTACAATCGGCAGATATTCTTAAATTCTCGTTTGGGGTTCGTGTTTCAGAAATTGATAAACATAGCGAATTGCCCGTTATCGAGAAAGAAACAAAGAGAATTGTAGCTGTAACTGATATTGTAACAAAAGCTGAACTAGAAGAAGCGATCAAGAACATTCATGTCGAAGGTGCAACGTATGACGATTCGGGAGTCATTCGACGTTTACAAGTGCTTGAAACTAAGCCTGAACCTGATACAAGTCAGTTTGCAACCAAGCAAGAATTACAAAATATTGCTTTAACTCCCGGACCAAAAGGGGACAAGGGCGAAACTGGCGAACGTGGACCGATAGGACCACAAGGCCTGCAAGGTTTACAAGGTATTCAAGGACAGATAGGACCTAAAGGAGCAGATGGCGAACGTGGACCACAAGGCGATACTGGACCAAGAGGAGCGGACGGACTTCAAGGCCCTATCGGACCTCAAGGCTTGCAAGGCGAACGAGGCCAAGACGGACAACGTGGTGAACGTGGTGAACAAGGACCAATCGGACAGACTGGCCCCGCTGGACCTCAAGGGCCTATTGGTTTAACTGGTCCAAAAGGAGAAAATGGCCGTGATGGTGTTGGTATTCCTCAAAAACTAATCTTGAGCGGGACAACTCTAACCTTGTCAGACGGCGGAGGAAGTGTTACGCTTCCAACTTCAACAAGCGGGAATACTGGACAAGTTAACGAGTATGAAATTCACGGAACGGGCTTTCCTAACGGTAAGGTTACTGCACCAGTCGGGACTACTTACGTTGATACCGCTGTTACAAGTGGAGCTCTCAAGTGGATAAAGAGACAAGGAAGCGGAAATCAAGGATGGGAAGTATTGACTGGTGATACTGGTTGGAGAACGTTGAATATTAAGTCTAAACTCGGAAACTCATATCTAAAAGTTCGACGCAAAAACGACACCGTAACATACCAATTCGGTGGGCTAAGCTGGGGTTGGTTTGGTGTCATTCGTAGAGGTGGCGTAGGATACGAGGCTCAAGGGAGCGACAGGGAAAGAAACTGTTACATTCTAGGACTTGGTGGTGTTCCTGTTGGTTTTCGCTCTGAAGGGTCTTTAATAGGAAACATTTACAACGATAAAGGTGTCTCCTATGGGACTTGGTACTTAGGCGGTGCTGGAGATAGCAATATGCTGCGTTTTCAATTCGCTGACCCAGTGCCAACGGATAGAGACATCGGAGATATCCGTGTAAGTTCTATCTCTTACTTAACTAGCGAACCATGGCCTGGCGTTTTACCATAATATGAAAGGAAATTTAAAATGGTAGAAATTGATAAAAGTAGATTAAGAACAGGACTTCCACAAGTCGGGGTGCAACCTTACAGACAAGTGCACGCTCATTCAACTGGCAACCGCAACTCAACTGCACAAAATGAAGCAGATTATCATTACCGTAAAGACCCTGAACTCGGGTTCTTTTCTCACGTAGTCGGTAATGGACGAGTGATGCAAGTAGGGCCTGTAAACAACGGAAGTTGGGATGTTGGGGGTGGCTGGAATGCTGAGAGTTATGCAGCAGTTGAATTGATTGAAAGCCACTCAACTGAAGAGGAGTTCATGACAGACTATCGTCTTTATATCGAATTGCTACGAAATCTAGCAGAAGAAGCTGGATTGCCTGTTACTCTTGATACAGACGACCTTGCAGGAATTAAGACACATGAATACTGTACGAATAACCAACCGAACAATAATTCAGACCACGTTGACCCTTATCCATATTTAGCTAAATGGGGCATCAGTCGTAGCCAATTTAAGCACGACATTGAGCACGGTCTAGTTGTTGAACCAGGATGGAAGAAGAATGACACAGGATACTGGTATGTACGTTCAGACGGCTCTTATCCTAAAGAGCAATTTGAAAAGATTGACGGGACTTGGTATTATTTTGACGGTTCTGGTTATATGCTTGCAGATAAATGGAAGAAACGACCAGATGGCGCATGGTACTACTTTGATAAGTCTGGCGAAATGGCAACAGGTTGGAAGTTAATCTCTAACAAATGGTACTATTTCAAAGAAGATGGTGAAATGGTTACTGGCTGGGTTAAATACAAGGATACTTGGTACTACCTAGACGGTAAAGAAGGATCAATGGTATCTAATGCCTTTGTCAAATCAGAAAAAGGCTGGTACTATCTCAAAGAAGATGGTTCACTTGCCGATAAGCCTGAGTTCACAGTTGAACCTGATGGCTTAATCACAACAACAATTAAATAAAAAAATAAAAAAGAAAGAAATTCAAATTAATTATACCTATGAACCGCTGGCTTATGCTGGCGGTTTTTTTGTTTTCTATGGTAAAAAAACGTGTTATAATAGAAGCTGCTATAAAATGGAAAAGTTTATTTCGCTGGAAATTATCGTTAGTTTTATTTCAATAAGGGGCAGAAAAGGGGCAAAAAATCCGTGAAATGTCGAAAAAATCCGAAAAAGTGTTTTTTAGGACAAGTAAAAATCCCTTTAAATACTCACTTATTGTAAACTATTGTATTTTATAGTAAATCTGTTTAGAAACGAGACTGGCATTTAAAAAATAAAAATAAACCCTTGGAAAATCAATGTTTTCGAGGGTTTTTGTTATGTCTTTTAATTGAAAAGGGGCAGAAAAGGGGCAGAAATTAAAAAATGTTATCTAAAGTCTTTACAAGCCTATCTTCCATGTCTTTAGTCGTATGAGAATATATCTCAAGCGTCATTTTTGCGTTTGCGTGACCGACGCGATCCATAATTGACTTGATAGGAAGTCCAGCTTCCGCTAGATACGAAATATGAGAATGTCGAAAAACATGGCTTGATAGATTTTTTTCTATCCCGGCTATCGCGCCGTATTTTTTTATAATCTGGCTAAAAGTTGGTAACGTTATCGGACTATTCCACACGTCAAAACAGAAAATATAATCATCATCCGTTAGTGGTTGGAAGCGTTCCGTTAGTCGTATTATTTGACGTTTAATAGCTTCGAGTGCTGCTTCCGAAACTTTAATATTCCGGATTGATTTTCTTGTCTTTGGGATTGTTTTAATCTTATGGATTGAATCAAAATTTCCGGCTATTTCGATTTTTTTATTTTGGAAGTCGATATTTTTTAGCTGGAGGGCTACAAGTTCGCCATAGCGCATACCGGTAAGAGCTAGAACGAGGACCATATCCCCGTATTTTTGATTGTAAACTTTACTATTTAATGAATCAATCAGTTTTTTAATTTCTTCCATTGTAAGAAATTTTTCGCGTTTTTGCTCTATTTCTTCGATTGTTTCTGGTGGTTTAGGAACGCTTGTAAAAGTTACCTCGTTATTATCGATATAAGAATAATTAAGAGCATACTCAAAAATATTTTTTAGTCTGATACGAACGCGAGTCGCTGTTTGATAAGATTTTTCTTCTAGTATTTTATCAAGTTTTTCTTGTATGAAACGTCTATCTATATTTACTAAAAGAATATCATTATTTATTTCTTTTTTTATAATATTATCGACGAATAAATAAGTATGTTTTGTTGATTCTTTGACTGTTTTTTCCCATTGTCGATAAAAAAGGCTGTATATTTCGTTGAAAGTTACGCTTTTTGCGTTATTCGTTTTTATTTTTTTATTAATTTTCTCTTGTAAAAGTAACGCAGCTTGATTTTTTGCTTGTGGCGTTTTCTTTTCCATTGTTACCGATACTTTTTTCAATTTCTCGGTATATGGATCTTTGTAACGCTCGAAAAATTTATATTTTCCGTTCGGTAAGTCTTCAATCCACATTTTATTTGTACCTCATTACTTTTTCAGAACGTGGTTTTTTTATTGAAAGAATCTTTCCACGTTATCCGCTTGCGCTTGTGTCAATTTAGTCGAAATAGTTTTTATTTCACCAGTATTTCCATTTCTAAGAGAAATAGAAGCAGCGCCCGGTTTTTCTTCTTGAGTAGTAACAGACGTAGAATTGATAGTTCCTTTTTTCTTACCTGAAGCGCCTACCATCCCTCCGACGATTGTCCCAAGTCCGGGAGCTATAACCGTACCTATTGCAGCACCAGTGAGCGTGCTAGCTTTCTTCCCTTTTTGTGTTGTTTTTCCCGTAGTTGTTGTATGCTCTATGATTTTAGAGCCGGAAAAATTAAAATTTTCAAATTCATAAAGTACGGGAGTTTCTGAGTATAAACCGATATAATATTGGCCTTCAACTGTTTTTCTGATAGTAGCAGCGCTAGAGAATTGATTACTTGCTGGCAAGGTTATTTTTGTTTCTAGCGCTGCTTTTTTCCTCATGTCGTTAGCTTTATTAAGGCCTTCTGCTGTTTTATCGATTGCGTTTTTGGTTAATTCTTTTATTTTATTAAAGTCCATATTTTTTATCCTATCAATTCATAATATTCGTCAATTACCATTAATTCATCTGTAACAGTTTTTAGCTCATGCTTTTGCATAAAAGCAAGATAATTGAATGAATGACAGTCGTCTGATAAAGCGAGTTCTTCTTCCAGTAACTTGTGGATCATTTGCCGATTGGCTTCATTTTCACACTTTATATAATTGTTTTTGTAAAGGCTAGCGGAATGGCTTAAATGCCCCAATTCGTGAAACACGACACGTTTCTTTGCGTCCTCGGACAGCTCACGGTTAATAAAGATAATATTGATATCTTCGATATAAATCCCCGGTCTATGCCATAATTCATTATCGAAGTATGCAAGAGTGACACCGTGAGAGTCTGCTAACTCCTCAATAGTCATAAGCTATCTACCTTTCAAGTAAATTTCTATAATATTTTGTATGGCTTGAATATCATCTTCATTTAACGGCTTACCGTCAAAAGTTTTAGCATTTTCAGCCATTTTTCGTAGATCTGAAGTAGTGTATTCTGGTTCGCTAGAAGCTGGCTTTACTCCAATCAAATATTCAGGCGTAACCCCTAAAGCCTTCGCAAATTCATTCGCTCTATTAAGTGGAAATGTCCGAGTTTTATTAAAATAACGAGATATTCCGGATTTTGCCATATTTGTTCTTCTAGCTAGTTCGCTCAAAGATATATTTTTCTCATCACATAATTGTTTTATTAAGTTGATAATTTCTTCATTGTTTCTCATGTTGTTGCACCTTCTCTCCTTAAAATCCATTATACCATCGTTCTTAAAAAAGCACAAATAATACGAAAAAAATAAAAAATGTATTTTTTTTTGACAAAAGTGTTGACAAAAAAGAACAAGTGAGATATACTTAATTTGTTCACTAAGGAGAACGACTAAAAAAACGGAAGGAGGCCGATATATGTCAGTAGATCATTTACGAATTAAAGCAGAGCGTATCGCGAAAGGTTTAACACAAGACGAAATGGCGAAGGCTCTCGGATGGTCTGACCGCGCCCGTTATGCTAAACGCGAAAACGGTATCGTTTCGTTCGACGCGGACGAATTAATAAAAGTCGCGACAGTTCTCGGATTCAGCAAGGATCAACTCGGTATTTTTTTTACGGACGGCGTTCACTAAAACGAACAAAAGGACGAAAAAAAAGCACCAGACGAAAATCCGGCGCTTGCTTAAAAATCTAACTTAATTATACCACAGAAAGGAAAAAATGGAAACAGTTCAAATAGTACGAATAAAAGACGTTATCATCGAGAAGATATCCGCGAATGATAAAGAATTAGGAAGTATCTTTGGTTGTACTGAACGACAAGCTGGGGATATGAGAAGGGAAATGAAGAAACTCCCTAGTCAACAAAAACACCTTCGGAATAACGGGCAACTAGTCACCATTAAAGGGTTTGACGAGTACCTACAATATCGAGGAAGTAAAGAATGGAAAAAGGAATTGAAAAAATGAAGCTATTAGATAAAATAACAAAATATTTTTTCGCGTCACAAAGTTATGAAGAAAAAAACGTTGATTGGAAAGAAACTGCTCTTGTTTTTTCAGAAGAAAATATACATTTAAGAAAAGAACTAAAATACTGGAAACAAGCATATTCAGACCAAAAGAAAATAAATGAGATCAACGAGGAGAAGGAAAAATGATAGAACCAAACATTACTGAGCAATTATTAGGAGTTGCAATCATGCTCTTAGGAGTATTCGTTCTTATGCTCTTTACAATGAAGCATGAAAGTAAAGAAGTTAAAGCGACAGAAGAAGTCACAACGGACTTTTACACAATCGCACGAATGAACCTAAAAAACTCTGACAAGCAATTTACTTACGACGTTGAACCTCCTATCGGTTTGAACTAGAAAAGGTGGAACAATGGTAACAATTAATAAACTTGAAATTGAAAACGTCAAGCGTGTTAAGGCTGTCAAGATTGAACCTTCAGCAAAAGGCTTGACAATCGTCGGTGGAAATAATAACCAAGGGAAAACAAGCGTATTAGACGCGATAGCGTGGGCGTTAGGTGGTAACAAATACAAGCCATCACAAGCACAACGCGAAGGCTCGACGCTTCCGCCAAGCCTGAAAATCACGTTATCGAATGGCCTTATCGTTGAACGCAAGGGCAAAAATAGCGATTTAAAAGTCATTGATCCGAGCGGAAATAAAGCCGGTCAGAAATTACTTGATAGTTTTGTTGAAGAATTGGCGCTTGACCTTCCTAAGTTTATGGAAATGAATGACAAGGAGAAGGCTACAACCTTATTACAGATTATCGGGGTAGGCGATCAACTAGTTCAGCTTGAAATGGAAGAAAAAACCAAGTATCAAGAGCGCCATGCTATCGGAGTGATCGCAGACCAAAAAGAAAAGTTTGCGAAAGAACAACCATATTATCCAGACGCACCAAAAGAGCTTGTTTCGATTGCGGAATTGATTCAGCAACAACAAGAAATTTTAGGACGCAATGGCGAAAACGCCCGTAAACGTCAAAATTTAGACGTTATCGAAAACGATTATAATTTTACTCTTGCAAACGTCAAACGATTGGAAAAAGAGCTTGAAGAAGCTAGAGCGAAAGAGCAAGCACTAGCACAAGACCTTGATATTGCACGAAAAGACGTTTCTATTTTAGTGGATGAATCCACACAAGAAATTGAAGACAGTATCGCGAATATCGAACAAATTAACTTGAAAGTTCGAGCGAATTTCGACAAAGACAAGGCAGAAGAAGACGCAAAAGTATATCGTGAGCAATATCGCGAATTAGACCTTATCATTGAAGGAATCCGCAAACAAAAAACAGACTTACTCACGAACGCAGACTTACCACTTCCGGGCTTATCCGTGGATGATGGCGAACTCTTATATCTCGGGCAACGCTGGGATAATATGAGCGGTTCACAACAATTACAAGTCGCGACGGCTATCGTTCGCAAGCTCAAGCCTGATTGTGGATTTGTACTTATTGACAAGCTCGAACAGATGGACCAGATCACACTCACGGAATTCGGAGCATGGCTTGAAAGTGAAGGCTTGCAAGCTATTGCGACAAGAGTTTCAACGGGCGGAGAGTGCTCGGTTATTATCGAAGACGGTTACAGCGTCGCACCTGAAACAATTCAAACACCGCAAGGGTGGCAAGGCGGATTTTAATTAAAGAAAGAAGGAAAATAACTATGAAAAAAACAGAAACATTTGTCGTATTGCGAGATAAAGAAACGGGAAGATTTTTAGTGGAATATAAAAACAACGGTCGAGCTTTAGCTTATTCAGTGAAAAATACCGACAAATTAAGCAACGCTTCAAAAAACGACTTAACGGCAACGAAAGAACAAATCGAAGAGTTCGAGAAATTGGCTAACGCTTTCGATTGTGAAATTTTAGTCGTTGAAGCAGAATACACACTCAAGACGTTAGAAGGTGACGAGCCGGAAGACTTGACCGAATCGATTGAAAAGGCAAAACGAAAACAGTTTAAAAACTTTTTAGAGCACTTGCTATCTGACGAAGAGGAGGACTAAGAAATGCAAATCACAAGAGGAAGGAAGGCGCGGGCTCAAAAAGTCGTTATCTATGGCCCGGAAGGAATCGGAAAGTCAACTTTTGCAGCACAATTTCCGGAG